CATGGGTATCCTTGATGCGGCTGATCAGAATTCCATCATGCTTTGGTGTACTGCATACGACGATTTTCGAGGACACCGGGATTTCATCGCAGAGCACGGAGGAACATTCAAGGTTACCGATCAGGCAGGAAACGAGTGTGTCCGGGAACATCCAGCAGCACGTGGAGCAAGGGAAGCTTGGAAAGCCATGCGCGGTATGCTTGGTGAATTTGGCTTTACTCCAGCAGCTCGAGTTCGACTTGGCAGTATGGACGAGCCTGAGGATGAATTTTCTATGATGCTCAAAGAGATGCTGATGAAGAAGAAGCGAAAACAAAAGAAGAAGCCCAATAGAAACTGATGCCCATCGATCCAGTCACAAAATATGCAAAGTCGGTTCTTGCTGGTAGATCACCTGCTTGCAAATACGTGAGGCAAGCTTGTCAGCGTCACATGAATGACCGGAAGCGAAAGGATGTCTATTTCGATATTGATCAAGTGGAATACGTTTTCAAATTCATGAGCCTTTGCAAGCACATCGAAGGAGATCTTGGAGGCCAACCCATTGAACTGCATCCTCCACAACAGTTCATTATTGGATCCATCTTCGGTTGGAAGTGGAAGGAATCAGGGCTTCGCAAATACCAGCATGCGTATATCGAAGTTCCTCGCAAGAATGGGAAATCAACTCTTCTGGCTCCAGTTGCACTTTACATGTTGGCCGGGGATCTTGAAGAAGGATCACAGGTTTATTGTGCTGCGACCAAGGAAAAGCAGGCAAAGATTGTTTGGGGACTTGCTTCTAAGATGGTGAAGAAATCCAAGACCTTATCCAAACATTGTGTTACTCACTGGAATTGTGTTCACCATCCAGCAACAAACAGTCGACTTGAACCGCTAGGGGCTGACTCCGATACACAGGATGGTTGGAACCCTCACGCAATAATCTGTGACGAGCTTCACAAATGGAAAGGCCGGGAATATTGGGATGTCCTCGAGGATGCGTTTGGAGCTCGCAGCCAACCTTTGATGCTGGTGATTACGACCGCTGGATATGACAAGCTAGGGATCTGCTACGAGCAACGGCAGCATTGTGTGAATGTCTTGGATCCAAAATCTGAAATCGATGACGATCGATATTTCTCTTATATCGCTACGATTGATGAAGAGGACATGAAGAACGATGATTGGGAGTTTGATCCAAAGAACTGGATCAAGGCCAATCCTTTGCTTGGCGTTTCCAAATACATGCATCAGATGGAGAACTTTGCTGCAAAGGCAAAGGCGATGCCCGGGAAGTTGAATACATTCATCAATAAACAAATGAATGTATGGACAGACGGGCAAACGCAATGGCTGGACATGAAGAAGTGGGATGCATGCGGCGGGGATATAGATCTTGAGCGGTTGAAAGGTGAGCAATGTTATGCTGGGATGGATCTATCTTCAAAGACTGATATCACGGCACTTGTTCTTTTGTTTCCTCCAGGACCCTATGAGGAGTGGACCGTTCTACCTTTCTTCTATGTTCCTGGTGATAATGTCAGAGAGGCTTCCAAGCGAGACAAAGTTCCATACGACAAATGGATTGGTGATGGGCTGATCGAAACAACCGATGGAGATTGGATTGACCTGAGTTACATCAAGCGCGATTACCTGGAGTTGGCCAAGATTTATGAGATCCTTGAATGTGGGTATGATCCATGGAAGGCAACTGAGATCGCCACGCATCTCGAGAACGAAGGCGGCACCATGGTGAGCATGACCCAAGGGCACAAGACTTTGTTTCCAGGAACTTCAGCCATTGAAGATAAGATCGTCAAGAAGGATCTCAGGCACGGGGGCAATCCTGTGCTTCGGTGGATGGCCAAGAACACCACTACCCGACCAGATGTCAACGACAACTACATACCCGACAAGAAGAATTCATATTCACGCATTGATGGTATCAGTGCGCTGATCAATGCCATGGGCCGAGCCATCGTGGCAGAGGAAGATCAAGATCCATATAAAGACCGAGGAATCATTACCATTTGACCTATGCAAGCAGATACCACAACAACCATTGTTTTTGACGGAGAACCCTATCAGCTTGTTGAAAAAGATAAGCTAAATGCAACTGAACTGGCTGCAGCTTTGGGATATTCTATTCGAACCGTAGTATCCATGAAATCAGCAGGATGCCCTTTCTTTGGGAGGTATTCTTCAGTTCAAATTGTAAGGAAATGGGAGTTCTATAACCCAGGATGGCGTGCAAGAAATTGCACATAATTTCCTATTTCTTCCTATTACTTCCTGAAAAAGCACATTTCTTCATGTTAACAAAACTGAAGAAAGCCACGAGATTTAACTCGTGGCAGTCATTCGGCCATTTCTAACGTCCCTTTTACTAAGGGCAACGAAAGGTCTCCTTGGGCATCCCAGTGATCCCGGCGAGACTCTTACGTCATATTTTGGAGGCGGTAAGTCTTCGACCGGTGTCACGGTCACTCCTGATTCAAGCATGCGAGCCTCGGCGGTTTACGCTTGTGTTCGGATCCTAGCTGAATCAATTGCCTCACTTCCTTTGATCATGTATCGCCGTGTTGGTGATGATGGCAGGGAAAGAGCAAAAGCACATCCTCTCTATCCGATAGTTCATTCATCTCCAAATGATGATCAGACTTCGTTTGAATTCCGAGAGACATTGCAGAACCATCTCGCCTTACGAGGTAATGCCTACGCTTTCATTGACTGGTCTTTCGGTGGACGAGTTAAACAGCTCATTCCCTTGGACCCTGATCGGATGACCGTCCGAAGGGATAAGGGCAAGATTGTCTACGAATATCAGTACCTTGATAATAGCATTGAAACATTCTCCTCTGAAGAGATCCTGCATTTGAAGGGGCTTTCCTCAGATGGGATTATGGGGCTTTCTCCGATCGATATGGCCCGAGAGGCCATAGGACTTGCACTAGCAACCGAGGAATACGGCGGCCGTTTCTTTTCGAACAACACTCACATTGGCACTTATTTAACTTCTCCGAACAAACTGGACGAGCAACGGATAAAGAACATTAAGGATTCTGTAGATCGGCAGCACGGCGGACTATTCAATTCTCATAAGATAGCAGTATTTGAAAATGGGGTTGAGCCAAAGCGGATTAATATGACTGCAGAGGATGCGCAGTTCATTGAGTCTCGAAAGTTTCAGTTAAATGAAATTGCCCGAATCTTCCGTATCCCTCCTCACATGATCGGGGATCTGGAGAAAGCAACCTTCTCTAACATCGAGCAGCAATCCATTGATTTCGTCACTCACTCCATTCGGCCATGGCTGGTTCGCTGGGAACAGCGATTGACCAAGTCTCTTTTGGCTCCTCATGAGCAAGCTGAATACTTCTTTGAATTCAACTTAGACGGACTGCTCAGAGGCGAAGCTCTCAAACGCGCTCAAGCACTCCAGATCATGAGACAGAACGGAGCTCTTAATGCTGATGAATGGCGTGCCAAAGAGAACATGAACCCAATCGGCGGAGAAGAAGGAACGAAGTATTGGCAAAACATATCCGTTACGCGTGACGAGAAATCCGAAGAAGACCCAGAACCACAACCCGCAAACAACTGATGAGCCAAAGAATTTCATTAGATCCAACTGAAGCCCGTGAAAAGCGGATATACAAGGCTGATTTCGAAATTAGATCGGAAGAAGGCGGCCCGTCCAAAGTGGTCGGTTACGCTGCGATGTTCAATAAGCGATCTGAGAACTTCGGAGGTGAGACTTATCCGTTTTATGAAATCATTAAACCGGGTGCATTTAGCTCCGTTCTCAAGGATGACGTTCGAGCTCTAATTGATCATTCTGGCGGTCTGCAGACTTTGGCCCGTACCAAGAGTAGAACACTGGAACTTTCAGAAGATGAAATCGGATTGAGGTTTGAATTCGAAGCACCGGACACACAAGCAGGCCGCGACATCGTGACCATTCTAAAACGTGGTGACATCGACCAAGCCTCATTCGCTTTCATCGTCGATCGAGAAGGACAGGAATTCGAGGAAAAGGAAGAGAACGGGAAAGAAGTCACCATCCGGACCATTACTCAAATCAAACGTCTTTACGACGTGTCTCCTGTCACTTACCCGGCATATCCCGAAACCATTGTTCAAGCTCGATCGATGGAGGAAAGAATCAATCAAAAGAAAATTTGTGCGTTTACGGCTGACAATGAAGCCAGGGCGCGGACTCTTCGGCTTCTTGAGCTGAAGCAACTGTAACAAAAAGACACAGGAACCAATATGGACCTAAACGAACTGATAGGTAAGCGTAACCAGCTGGTTGCCGATATGCGGAAGTTGAATGAGAAGATTCAAAAGGAGAATCGCTCTATCAATGCCGATGAAAAACAAAAATGGGAGGACATGGACAAGAAAGTCCGTGATCTTGAAGAAAAGATCAAGCGCGGTCAGCGCATGGATGATCTTGAAAAACGCGACAAAGAAAGCCGTCGCGATTTTACGCCAGAAGGTGGTGGGTCAAATTCACAATCAGGCAACACAGCTGAAGCTGAAACAAGGGCTTTGGATGCCTTTGAGCGAAATGGTAATCGCATCAATCGATTACCCGAAGAACAGCGCAACCTTGTTGCTGGAATCCAGGAACGTGCGTTCGAGAAGTTCTTCAGAAGCGGGTACCGTGAATTCGGGGATGTTGAGCATCGAGCATTGCAACAAGGCAGTGCAGAGGATGGTGGTTATTTGTTAGCCCCCGCCGCATTCGTTGACACCTTGCTGAAAAATGTCGACGATGAAACTTTCATTCGTCAATTCGCTCATAAGGAGACTATTGCCGGGGCTCACTCCATGGGGGTTCCAACACTGGAAGCAGATATTTCTGATTCAGATTGGACAAGCGAAATTGCGATTGGAAATCAGGACACGTCCATGAAGTTCGGAAAGCGCGAGCTCAAGCCTCACCCGTTGGCCAAGCCGCTGAAGGTTTCCCGAACCCTGATCCGGAACAAGGCAGATTTGGTCAACTTTATCAACGGTCGCCTAGGCTACAAGATGGGTGTCAGTCAGGAGAAATCGTTCCTTACTGGTGACGGTTCAGGAAAACCTCTTGGTTTGATGACTGCCTCTTCAGATGGTATCAGCACAAATCGGGATATATCCACTGGGAACACAGCCACAGCAATTGGTGCTGACAACCTGATTGAGTGTAAATACGCGCTCAAGGGTCAGTATTGGAATGGTGCTCGCTGGGTCTTCCATCGTGATGCAGTGAAGCAAATTCAATTGCTCAAAGACTCCAACAATCAATACCTCTGGCAGCCAGGACTACAAGCCGGTCAACCGGATCGTATTTTGGACATTCCATTCAATGTCTCGGAGTTCATGCCAAATACCTTCACAACTGGCTTGTATGTCGGATTGTTGGGTGATCTCAGCAAATACTGGATCCTTGACTCGCTTGATTTCCAGATTCAGCGACTGGAGGAGCTTTATTCTGCAACCAACCAGGTTGGTTTCCATGCTCGTGCCGAAGTCGATGGAATGCCTGTCTTGGAAGAGGCATTCATTCGCGTGCAACTCGGCTAATCAACCGCCAACACTTAACGACAGAAAATAGAATATTATGAATCCAACTCTATTAAATGATTCTCAAGTAAGCGTGGTGAAAACGACTCAGGCATCAGCTGGGACTGCTATCAACAGTGCTTCTGTTGATATGCAGGGCTGGGAAGGTGTCCTCTTCGTGGCGGCATTTGCTACAGCCAATGCTGGTAACTCCGCTAATCTTGCTCAGTCCTCTGATGACGCGACGTTCAATGACTTGGAGGGGACTAAGCAAACTCCTGCCGGAAACGGGGATCTCATTGCAATCGATCTTTATCAACCCACTAAACGTTACGTGAGGTTGGAGGTTGATCGGTCTGGTGCAAATACTGTGATTGAAACCGTGTATGCCATCCGTTATCGAGGCCGAAAAGGACGTCAGGTCAGTGTTGCTACTCAGGAAATTCACGTTTCACCTAACGAAGGAACCGCTTAATCCAACGGGAGTCAAACTGGAGAACGAATAAAATTCAGACCGGGGATTTTCCCTCAATTGGTTTTTGCCCCGGTCATTTCTAAACATTATGCAAATTCAATATTTAAAAACTCTTGCAGGACCTGATTCCAAAAAGAATGCCAATGCCGGTGAGGTTCGAGAAGTTCCTACTAAGGAAGCCAAGGATTTGATCAAAGCAGGCATTGCTGCCCCTGTTGGATCCGTTCCAAAGGAAACAGCCGACTCCAAGAAGAACGCCAATTCTGAAAAGCGTGAAGATTCTTAATTGATTCATGTTTGCAGCCTTGAACAGAACTGTTGATGCGACTTCAGAACCTCTGACTACTGAGGAGGCCAAGAAGCATATACGTGTGGATCATGGAGATGATGACACGTACATCGAATCGCTGATTAAGGCTGCAAGAATCAATGCCGAAGACTTTTGTTCACGTGCGTTTATTGAACAAACTTGGGTTGCTACATACGACTGTCTGGACGGAGCTCGTTTGCGTCTTCCTAGACCGAAATTGATATCAGTATCCTCTGTCCAGTATATAGATTCGAACGGGGACCTTCAGACAGTCAATACTTCAGATTACGAGGTCAACACTTATGGCGAACCAGGTAACGTCAAATTTAAGGTTATTCCTGGATATGATGCCACCTACGAAAACCCTTTACGTGTGACATACAAATCGGGCTATGGGACGCAAGCCTCAAATGTCCCAACAACTATTAAACACGCCATCCTGTTGATGGTGGGGCACTGGTATGAAATGCGTGAAGCAGTGATTTCACCGCAAGGAAACGATCCCAAAGAATTGCCGTTGGGCATGCAACATTTATTGAACCCTTATCGATTTTATTACTCATGAAAAACATACTGATTATTCTACTCATTCCATTGCTTGTTGCCTGTGCATCACATAGACATCAACGCCCAATCACAAATGACAACGGGGAACTTGTTGGACTTGAAACGACCAAGTGGAGTTTCTTCGCCATAGATAGTCAAGCTGCGCAAGTTGCTGTGACTGTCAAAGATGATGATTACCAGAGAAGCGTGGAAGCCTCAGATGCATCTGTGTTGACGGATGAAGAGACAATCCAACGCATATCGGAAGGGATCTCACAAGGTGTTGGAGCGGCGTTGAGTAATGCGTTCAGGTAAAAAATTGTTTTAACCAAACAAATTCATGAACGCTGGGCGCTTAGACACTCGAATTACTCTGATCAGAATCGGTCACGAGAAGATAGAAGGCGAACGCATTGAAACCGAAACCACAATTGCCACAGTTTGGTCTGAAAGGCGGGAAGTCAAAGGCCGAGAGTTTGAGCAAGCCCAGCAGATCGCAAGCGAGACAGATACGAAATTCACTATCCGTTACTCAAGCACTGTAAGTGATCTTTCAAGTAAGGATCGCATAAAAATCGGAACGGATAAATACGACATCCTGGAGGTTTTAAAGATACCGGGAGGACGGCCAAGGAAACTCGAAATATACACAAAATACCTAAGCTCCGAAAATGCCTAGCGTTAAAGTTCAATTCAAAGGTTTCAACGAGGTCATAACTCGCCTGGATTGGGTGACGGGCAAGATCGAGCGTGGCGGTATGCGGGATGCTGCAAATAAGGCAGCTAAACCAATGCTCAAGGCATCCAAACGTCATGCTCGTATAATCGAGAAAACTGGAACTCTCCGCAAATCATTAAGACGAAAAACCAAGACATTGGTGCGTAAGAATCAGGTAGTCGTCTACATCGGCCCGGATAAGCGAGTGACCGCTGAAGCTTATGGTGGAACGCACATTCCTGC